AACTATCATGAGCAGTGATAAAAGGACGATTAGTAGTGGTTCCTTCATCTTCTTCTCCTGTTATGCCCGAAGGCGGGTTATCAACTTTTCTTTCAGATTCCAAACTCGCATACATCCCAATCTTGCTACGGTAAGCTGTTCTTCGAGAAACAACTTGCGACCTCCGGCTCTAACCCATCCACCGGGCATGCGAATAATTTCTCCTTCTTCTGTATAGTAGAGCACGGCAGGACGAAGGGTATTACCTTTACGTTCTTCAAGGAAAGATACAACCCTGTCTTTGATGGATTCCGGGACGCAGTAATAGAAATAGTAAACATGCTCATCTTTATGCTCGTGGTCTTTCTTGAAATCAGCTTTGAAATCCTCCCATGAACGCTTTATCTCTACCTCTGTCAGATAACCGGATTTCGTGAGAATAACCAAGTCGGCTTCGTGGTTAAGCAATCCGAACGAAAGGTTGGGCACGAATATATCTTGGCGCTTGTTCCATATTCCGCTATTGTACAAAGCGAGTTGGATTTCATCTACAGTTAACTTTGTGTCCATTTCTTTTCTATTTTGCCCGAAGGCGGGTTATTCTCCAAAATATTTATGACAGTTGCAGTAGGTAATCCGAGGATTGGCCCATTGGCACTGAAACTGTTTCCAACTTTTAGTGTAGTCACCTTTGTGATCCCGGTAAAGCATTGCCATCGGCATAAATCCGGCTTTCCATGCTTCACCCATACGTTTCTGTGCCTTATCAAACGTGTCACCTTTATAGCCACATAACACATAGCATTTAAGTGTGTTGCTGGCTTTGGTAAATCCTGCGTTCAGCAGATATTTCCCGGCTTGTTTCAAAGGGTCCAAATCATTCGGAGTGTCGTAGGCGAAGTACATTCTTTCGGGCTTCAAGCCTTTCAGCCGGACGGCCATATCCGGCGTGAGTAGTGCCGCCTCTAACCCGCCGACGAACTGCGGACGATGGGGCTGCCGGGAGAGCATAGCGAAAACCTCGTTAATGTGGTTTTCAGAACAAGCCAACAGGTTATCATCCGTAACAATCCATCCGTCGCGTACGGGCAATTCGCGAAGCTGGAAGCCTTCACGTTTGGGAACCTGACAAAACCAGCAGCGGTTCGGGCACCCCCGAGAAGTGATGACGTAACCATGCTTCATGTACATTCCGGGGATAAACTCTCCGCCCGGCTCATTGTAGGCAGGCCCTCCTACCTTCACAGGTGCGACACATTTCCATTGTCTTGCCGCCCATTCGGCCCAAGGAATATCCCATGTGAACGCAACCGAGATGTGCACCTCGTCGGCTTCATCGAACAGCGATGGCGTGATTCTAATCCGCACAAGTTCGTCATCGGGTGTGGCATGCGTCTTGGTGGGGAATACCCGGATTATTCTGCTCATCTTCTTACTCCTTTACTCGTTCGATATAACTGGCCGCTTCTTGGGGTGTTTTCATCTCTCGTTGAGTTTATAATGTCCTTTTTCATTCCGAAGTAAAAGCCCCTTTTCAACCATTCGCAAACAGATCGGGGAGGCCCATGCGCTATGATGTGAATTACTAAATCCGAATGAACGGGCATGTGCAATTCCTATCTTCGATGGTGAGGTGTAATCTTTACCTCTGAGGTAATCGATTATCCATTGCTCGCATTTCGTTAGGTTCATCTCTCGTAAGGATTTTCAGGTAAGGTATTCACGTCAATTGCCAGTCCGGCGGAAATCAGGCCCCGGTAGTCAAACATCCAAGCGTCGAGCTTGTCGAAGATTTCACACTGATGTAAACAAGTTAGTTCGTCGAAATCACTGATAGTACGGCACATTTCAAAACTTCCCCTGTGTGTATAGCGGAACTTATAATGGCCATGTATTTCCACGTAATCATTTTTAATCACAAAGTCGACATCATTATAGTATCTCTTTGCGATAGCATCCCGTAACGCTATTTTCGCTAACTCAACAAGCGGCACAAACTTTTCCCCTCTGTGGGTGATCTCTTTGGTGAGGTCGGACATCGGGCGAAGGATGGGCTTTCCAAATCTGATGGGCATTTCGTGAAACACATCTTTACCCATACATGACTGAGTAGCAATAGTGAAAGAGCAAACATCATTGTAATGCTTTTGCATTAACCCATACGGCAGATAGCCGCAAATATCTTTCAGTTCCAGTGTTTTCATCTCTCTTTATTTTTGAAGTATTCGACAATCTCTTCGGCGGTGGCTTTGCGGGTGTTCGGCCAGTTATAGGGATAGTTGTCGATCTTGTCTGACGTGCACTTGAACATTTTTCCTTCTTCCACAAACCACTGTTCTCGGTAGTTCTCGTAATTCATCGCCGCCAGCGCTTTGAATAAATCAGTATTAGTTTGACAATCGTAAGCCCCGTCCCTATTTGCATCGGTAAGCCATATTCTACCGTCTGAATCGGTAGCTATCAAACAACTATCGTGTATAAATGGGAAGTGAGTATATCCAATCCCTTCCAGCCACTCGATCAACTCTTTTCGCTTCTCCGGATTCTCAACCCGAACAAAGCAGGGGGTAGTGAAGGTCATACTTCAATCAACTTTAAATCATTCTCTTGAGGAAGCAGAACACCGTCGTAACGTAAGCAATCCAAATTGATAATAATCTCACGACCAACAAGACGACTAGCTATGTACTTCTTATAACCTTCAACTGTATTCACGTCTTCCGGTATTGACAGGGCGTATCCGACAAAAGGATCACAAGACAGGATTTCTTTTGTATCGGACACTTGAATTATTAATTCTGGCCAACTCGCTCCGATAATAACAGCCAGTTTCATAGCTCGTTGAGTTTTTTGAATAAAATTGTCCAGATCGGATGTTAGGTAACCTCCATGTGCTTGTTCCATGTATTCTTTGAATGCCTCCGCTGCTCTTGCTTTCAGCGCTTTGATCTTCTTCCTCTGGTCATCGATTACCTTTCGGGCCAACTCTTCGCGCCTCTTGGATTCCTCCAACTCTTTGCGGTAGCGGGTAATTTCCTCATCCCTCTCATCAATCATCTCGCTACAAGTATCGTTCATCATTAGTTGGTAGTGATGTAGGTCATCCTGATACTGTTCTTCTGCGTCCTGCTCGGCAAGATCGACGGCTTCACAAGCATTTTCAAAATGAACATACCGATAATCAAATTCATCGGTAAAAGAAGCTACGTCTAATACCTGTTCTGCTCGTTTGCTTTTCATCTCATTATCTTTTCATAAAACACATCCAATGGGTTTTTGAGGCTTTACCTGATTTGTGTCCGAACAAGGGCTGTTGTCCGAAAATTTCCAACAGTCTGCTAACCGGAATTTGAGCCTCATTCCATTTGAAGATTAAGATCCCGAACGGCTCAAGAACCCGCATGCATTCGTCAAAGCCTCGTTTTAGATCCGTCTCCCATGACGGGAATAGCCTGCCATACTTTTGTGCGGTATAACTGTTTGCGCCCAACTGGTTAAAATGCGGCGGATCGAATACTACAAGTTTGAAAGATTCATCCCCAAAAGGCATATCCCGAAAATCAGCTATCAGATCCGGATGCACTCGAACACGCCTACCGTCACATGCGATAAATTCTTCTTCCCGAATATCCATGTAAATCGCGTCCGGATCTGCTTTATCAAACCACATCATTCTACCACCACAGCAGGCATCAAGTATTTTCTTGTCGGTTGTCATCTCTCACTCCTTTCTGTCCTCGATAGGGCTTCCCGTTTAATCTTGTTGATCTGCTTGCGTGTCACCTGAAATACCCCCCCGAAAGGTGCTGCAACTCCTTGACTTTCCCTGCGGGGATTTCGTCGATAAATTCACCGGTGCGATGGCTGTAAAGAGTTACCATTTCCGGATTGATCGTTTGGTTGATTTCGACTTTCATAGCGGTAGGTTTTAAGTTTTGCGTATCTGTCTTTCGGCGTATCCCCGATGTGGATTAATCCTGCGTCTTCCAGTCTTTCAAGCTCTTCGACCATCTCGAACCAACTGATCGAAAGTTTGTCGTAGATACTCCGGAAAACAATGTTCAGCGGTTCGATTCTCTTCTCTTTTCGTTCGGCGGTAAGTTGCTCGACGGCTTCAAGGACGGTCATCTCTCTTTGCTTTTGAAGTAGCTTAACAGTTCATCCAAACTCATCAGAAGTGTGAATCTTTCTTTGTCGTGACACCTGGTGTCGGCGACTTCGGAACAGGTGTAGTTATCTTTCATGGTCTTTTTAAATTTCCTAAAATCCGGTTTAGCTCCCGATCACAGATTTTCTGTACTTCTCCACGTCGAACGTATCTGTCCTTTTGACTGAAAGCCTCGATCTCGTTTTGCTCAACAAAAGCGGCAGCCCTTTCATCCTCGTATTTACCCAGCCACTCCAGTATCACCTGACCGTCAATGCGATTGTAAGAGGTTCCGTATAGGCCTTTTTTGCAGTTATTGAAAAACACCTTGAAATCTTCGATAGTTAAATGCCGGTGATCTTCGAGGATCAACATCACAGTCTGAGCCACCTGTCGTTCATCCATTGTGTTCCCGACTGAGAAAAACCGGAGGAAGTCACCCAGTGCCAGAACCAAGAACGCTTTTACGGTTCCTTCTCCGTGCTTTTTCGAAATAGCGGCAAGACTGCGTTCGTACTGTTCGTTAAGTTTAACAATGTCCGTCACCCGCTTCACCGGAAGCGCCTGTAAGGAATCGTAAAGCTTCGACTTCCAAATTTTGACGGCCTGCTCGCTTTGCGGCTTCTCGGTCAGTATTTGCATTAGATCGCTCATAGACTTTATTTTGTGGCTGTGATAAGGCATTTGTTAACGTTCGTTTCCAATCCAAGTCGTCGGCCTTACTTCGTCGCTTATGCTTCCATCCGGCCTCGGTAGCCCAATAGTTGACGCAGGATTTTTCGAGCGACAAGGGAATATTCACTCCAGGATGATAGCGTTGTTGGCAGGATAGAAATTCAGGATCGCAAATCAGGGAGTTGTAAGCTGCTCGAAGGGATGTTTTGTAGGTTTCGAAATCATTGCGCCATGTTTTCTCCTCCTGTACCTCCTCTTTCTTTTCTGTATCTTCTATATTTATATTTTCATTTACAATTGCATCTGCAATTGCTAAATGCTTAAGCAATGCTATAAGCATAGCTTCGAATGGCTCGGAATCGTTGATTTTATTAGCCTGTAGGAGTTCGTAAATTTCATGATTGGATTTACCGGATAACTTTTTGCGCAGATTTTCGAACTCTTTTTTGTTTTTTAGGGTTGCTTTGGCTTTTTTCCAAAATTGACCTACAGTACCGTTAACAGATTGTCTTTTAGAGAAATTATCTCTTTCATCGGTGACACCCTGTAATTTTTCATTATACCACCCCTTAGAGCATAGCTTAAACTTAGCTTGAAGCACAGCTTTAAGGGTAGCTTCAGCTATGCCTGAGCAATACAAAAGCAACCTTTTAGGATCATCCGGAATGTATCCGTTTTGATGCTGATAAATCATCAGGTCAATATAACAAGCCCGCTCCTCCGGAAGCATCATCCGGGTTCCTTCATAGAAATCCTTACTATAAAACAAAAATGCCGGGTCTTTCATCTTACAATCCTTTTTGCTCTTTAAGCCTTTTAACCTCCTGCTGATAGTGCTTGATCAGCACCGCATATTCGGTCGGCCCGATTTTACTGATGTTGTGTCTTTTGATGTCCAAATAGGGAATAACCTTATCCCCGTACTTCTCGATAAGACCGTGATTATATCCGATCATATTGCCTTCGTCGAACCTGTTACAACTCCTACATTGTAGATTCACGTTAGATTCATCGTAGCGTAAACTCATGTGTTTCCGGTTGACATAATGACCTGCATCCGCATCCTTCCAAAAAACCACTTTTCCGCACGAAATACAGCGTCCGTAACCGTTGCTGTCGGAATCCCTCAATCGGACATATTCGCTGAAAATTCGGTCTAATTTGGCCTTGTAATTCATTAGTAACCCCTCCCATCCAATCTTACCTGCTCCTTTACGAAACTTATCTGCGTCCTGAGATTGTCAGATTGATGTTTGCAGGTGGCGTTGATCCGGTCCAACCACTTGACTAACCTGTTTTCATGCCGGCAGCAACTCGTCAGGTATTTGTTGGCTACCGTGGCCGCCATGCAATCGATTCGCTCTTTGTTTTCCTCGAAAGCCCTATTAATGGCTTCCTCCTGCAGGAAAACAGCCTCGGCAAGCATCTCACCGGATCGGGCCATGTAGACGTTGAGAGTGGATAGCCGGTCGAGCAAGACATTGATTTCACCGGAATAAGGGGCGTTGAGATACTGCTGTATATCGTGGGCTTCCCTGCAAAGCGGTTCGAGCCTGCCAACCATTGTTTCAGGCAGTAACTCCCCATTGCACTCCACCAGAATATCATCCATCATGTGATCATTTTTAAAAGTTTACTCTTGATCTCTTCTTTGTACTTATTGGCCTTTTCAAGCTGTTTCAGGCAAAAATCGATGAAAGGCTCATCCCGTTCTACCCGAAGGATTTTAAGAGCCAAATCCGGATTCTGAACCCGAGGATCGTACGCTATGAAATCACACCATTTTCGACTTGTTACGATCAGGTTCCCCTGAATCTGGGTGTAATACCCTCGGTTCAGCTTCTTCAAATCCTCCTGTGTCTCCAATAGGAGGTACTTTACATAAACTTTCCCGCTGTAAGGACACTTGATCTCAATGATTCCATCTTCACCTACCAATCCATCCGGGGAGCCGCCGAAATATTCGTTATAGCGTATGAAGCCGCACAAATCGACTTTATTACCCGTTCTGGCTTCATACTGCATTCGTGCCTCGTCTTCATACTGCTGCCCCCATTTGACCTCTTTGTTGTTGAGTTCCTTGTAATCTAGGATTGTTCCATTGGTGATCTGCTCGGATATTTTGTCGTAAACGTAATCCTTACTCTTTTCGGAAAGTTTACCTGCCTCCTTGTTGGCTTTACTTTTGGGCTCGGAGAGGAGATCGTCCAGCTCCGAGCTCGTAAACATTTCCAATCTGCCCGAATACCATTCAGGAGTTCTCTGTAGCTGTTCCATGCTCTTTGGCTATATCTTTCAAACCGAAAGCGTTGTTTGCGATCTGCTGCTCGGCAAAGCTCTTTTCCTCCGGTTCGTCTTTTCTTCCCAGGGCCTTGCTGAGTAATTCGTCGTACTTGGCTTTGTCGATCTGACCCCTTAAAAGCGCGTCTTTGGCCTCTTGCTCGGTGGAAATCGTTTCAGGATCGATCTCATTGGGAATAACCCTTGCTTCTACCGGGATAGGCCGTGCGTCGTATAGTTCTTCAGCGGTCTGCATGCCCATTCCGATCTCAGGAGCGTAAGTTCGGGCGAAGAATGCCCCGGCGCGATATTGAAGCATCAGTTGGGGAATCGTCTGCCATTTCGAACCGTTTTTGGAATACCAACCCTCTTTCTTGGCCATATTGATGTCCACCCAAGCGCCTTCTAGCTTTTCGCCCGATTTGTCATAAGCCCACGCCCGGCATCCCCAATCGTCCTGTCCTTCGGTTCCGCGCCACTCGTAGCGGATCGGAGAAAAACGACCGCTGACGTTTAGTGCCGCAATCAGGAATTTGGACGACCAACCCGGATTGCCATGTACGATATAAAGGTTCTGCATAACCATCAGGGGGGACATCTTGATACGGTTAGCCATCTCAAGGGCGACAATGCAGTTGGGAAGGTTCTTTTCTCCCTGGTACATCACCGGGACGATTGTTGAACTGCAAAGGGCTTTTGCCATCCTTTGGGCGTTCTCGAAGTTGTTTTGCGACCCGAAGACCAACATACTGTTGTCCTCGATCACGGTAAGTTTGTTTTCTGATTCCATAACTATGATTTTTGAGGTTTGAGGGAGATTAGGGTCTCCTTTGCGGATGGCTCCGATTCGAACGGACTTCCCTTGATATGAATTAGA